TCGTCTTTGTATAGTGAAGTTACATTTATTCAAGGTCAAGTTAAGGCAAATCTTGAAATGCAATTACATCTAAAAAAAGAAGAGATGAAGTTGCAAGACATGAGAGCAGATCTTGAAAAAGAAATTGTAGGTTTGCAAAATGACTAGGCTTTTAAAATTAGTCGAAAGAGTTGAGGAAGATTTAGATATCTTCCTCAATGATAAGAGCATGACAAACGAACAAGCATTTAAAGAGATAGGTGCAAAACTTTATGAAGTTGATGGACTTACTTGGAAAGGTGGATTTGTTGTTAAGATTGCAGAACAATTAATATTAGAAAACATAGAGGAAGAAAATATATGAAAGCGATACACAGAGCAAAGCAAAGATCTAACCAACATAAGAGAAAACACTCTCCAAAGTCTAGCCATCACAAAGGCTTACAACTTGGGAAAGGTGTTAAAAGAAATGGTGGATTACTTAATGCTTTTAAAAAGTAATAATCAAAGTTAGGCATGATCTTCGTGCCTAATCTTGAATATTGCAACAACAGAATGAAAGGAGATGTTATGCAAGATCAAGTAGAGAAAAAATGGGGTAATGAATACTACGGACAACTTAAGGGGTTCGCAATATCAAATGTAGACTTTGTTTATTGTGATAGCACCGACAGTTATTTCCCAACTTTTGTTATGAAAAAGAAGGGTTATGAAACTATCAAAGTTGAAGTATCAAGAGATGAAGAAGGCAACGGAGGTGGCTTTCTATTTATATCGGCAAACAAATGAACGAAGAATTGCAAAGTAGTTTTATTCCTCTAGCGAAATCGTTAGAGGAATATCTCCAACACCATCTTGATATTATAACAGATAGTGATTGGTTCGCAGAATTAGTCGAAGAAAAAGTTAATAAAATTTTAGAAGAAAGGGAAAAAAATGGGTAGATATTACAACGGAGACATTGAAGGTAAGTTTTGGTTTAGTGTGCAGAGTAGTACAGATGCAGACTATTTTGGAGTAGAAGGAGAAGCAAGGTTTCTAAACTACTATTTTACTGAAGAAGATTTACCGAAGATAGAAAGTGGTATTAAGAAATGCAAACAGTATTTAGGTCGTCTTTTGAAGATACTAGATAAATTCTTTGAAGAAAATAACGGATACAATGACAAGATGTTAGTTGATTATCTAAACGACATTTATTCTTTTGAAGGTTTACCATCAAAGAAGTTTACCGAACAAGGGGTAAGACATTATTTAGAATGGTATGCAAGACTTGGATTAGGTAATCAAATCTTGGAATGTGTCAAAGAAAAAGGCGAGTGCCAATTCGAAGCAGAATTATAATCGAGGGTATGTCCGAGAGGTTAGGAGATGGTCTGCAAAACCATTTACGAGGGTTCAAATCCCTCTACCCTCTCCAACAATAGGAGTAAAAATGGAAAATAATATAGACATTAATCAGTACATACAATTTGATGAAAAAGTTTGTGATATGATAATTTATTTTAATAAAAATAAATTTCTTGAAGATGCTTTAGAGTATTTACAAAACGATAACCAAGATTATCAAATTATAGTAGAGGAGTAAAAATGATTACATTAGAACGATTAAAAAACGCAGTTGCAGATATCAAAGCAGATGATGAATGGGTAAACGATAGTCACACTCATGCAAAGTATAAAGGTGTCTGCGAAGGTTTAGATATGTTAATTCAACATTTTGAAGAGGTAAAAGATGCTCAAACATCTTGATTTATGTAGTGGTATTGGTGGCTTTGCCGTAGGTTTTTCTATGGCAAAGTTATCAGAGCCTATCGCTTTTTGCGACACCGACAAGTTTTGTCAGAAAGTTCTTGCCAAAAACTTTCCAAATATTCCAATTTATGATGATGTAAAGGAGATCGCAGATGAACCAACCAGATTTATTTCAGAAAGACCAGATATCCTCACGGCAGGTTATCCGTGTCAACCATTCTCAACGAGTGGTAAAAGGGGAGGCACAGAAGACCCTCGCCACATCTTTCCGTATTTGCATAAACTTATTAAACAAGTCAGACCCACTTATTGCGTTTTCGAAAATGTTTATGGACACCTCTCATTGGGACTTGACGAGGTACTCTTTGCAATGGAAAGCCTCAACTACCACACGAGGACATTTGTACTTTCGTCTAGTTCAATCGGAGCTAGACATAAACGAGAAAGATTATGGATCATCTGTAGAAACTTGGGCGACCCCCACGACTATGGATTCCCTACCACCGAGAAGTGCAGAGGCAACGAAGAAGATGCAAGAGGGACACAGAAAAGGTCGCAAGAGACCGAGCAATCTGAGGGAGCAAGTCGATCCGAAGACAATGGAGATGTATCCAACACCGACAACAAAAGGTTTCGGTCATGCCTCAGAGGGTCAGACAATGATGTTCAGAAGGAAAGTGGAGAAGGGAGAACTGACGGAAGCAGAAGCTCAAGCCATGATGAACGGAGTAACTTTGAGACCACCGAGAATGGAAGAGTGGAATTATCCAACACCGACATCAAGTCTGAAGAAGCACAGTTACAACGGCAACAAGGACTTTTGGGAGAACCGAGTGGAGAAGGGAAGACAGATGGACTTGGGAATGAAGATGTATCAAACGGAAGGAGACGGAAGGTTGAATTGCGATTGGACGGAGTGGTTGATGGGGTATCCTATTGGTTGGACGAACCTAGAGGAGTCCCAAGAATAGTTGTCGATCAGAAAGATAGAGCCAATAGGTTGAAAGCATTGGGTAATGCTATCGTACCACAAAATGCAAAGTTAATTGGATTAGCAATAAAGAAGGAGATTGAAAATGGACGATTATAAAAATGGTTGGAGATACATAGTTTGGGTTGATGGTAATGATGACTACTACAAAACTTTTAGCCTAGCACAAATGGATTATCATAATTGGAGAGAAAAAGGTTATGATGTGTGTCTCACAGAAATACAAAAAGACGGAACTGAAAAGATTGTATATAATTCAGAAGAGGATTGACATCTATATATTGTTTAAATTATCCTTGGATTGCACGGAGCAATATCGGGAATTGCTATTTGCCCAGGTTGGAGAGAGCTTTTACTTTCCCC